TCGATGCAACGCCAAGACCAAGGGTTCCTACTGTAACTGTATCTTGGCTCGCCTCATCACCTCATGAAGACCCCAAGGCAAGAGCAACCCTGGTACGAATCCCGCCTCTCAAATAATAAGAAACCTGGTCCCATAACCGAAGATGAACGAACCATCATCACCGATGAGAACCGCCGGCTCATCGAACAGTCAGCCCAGATAATTGCTTGGGGCATCGCTAAAGGCTGGATCGCTTACCCCGAACCAATAGAACGTCGCATATGGAAAATCCCTCAACTCTCCCACCCTCCCGGTTCGTCAATCGATCCAACTCTGGAGTCATAGTCACGGTCCTTCATGTTGGCCAATATCGGCTCGCAGAACTCAAAGCTCCCGTCATCATCTACCAAAGAGGCAGCAACATCTACGTTCGCCTCACCTCGGAATTCCACACCAAGTTCAAACCCTATGAAGAAAGCTAAATCCAAGCCCGCCGCATACGCCGCCAAGCCCAGCACCAAGAAGATCGGAACCTATTCCCCCAAAACCCAAGCCATCAAACGGCTGATGAAGATAGACAAAATGAAGTAGCCCCCAACGATCAGTCCCAAACAAACAACGATATGACACCGCACCAACGTGCGGCCCTTTGGCTTTCCAAGGTGCCGCCAGCCGTCTCCGGTCAGTCCGGACACTCAACTACCTACACCGCCGCCGTCGGCCTCGTACACGGCTTCCAGCTCTCGGAGGGCGATGCTCTGGCCCTGCTCTCTGCTTGGAATCAATCCTGCCAACCACCTTGGTCCGATCGCGAACTTATCCACAAGCTCCGCGAGGCCGCTTCCAAGTCTCACTCCAAACCAGCCGGCCATCTCCTTCAATCAGGGGTATCCCCATCAACCGCTCCATTCGATCTCACCAAGGTCTCCTTTAAGCGACCGTCACCAGCGGTTGCGCCCGATCCTCAAGCCAGCGAGTTCAAGCGGTTCCTTCAAGCCGCCTTCGCCCCCACCGAAGTAGTCTGTATCTGTGATGCCGTCGAGGAGGGTAGGCCAGTCACTGCTGGATCATTCATTCCCATCGAGGAATGGATCGCCCGCTTCGATGATCCGGCATCCCGCATCCTGTCACCGGAACGCGAGGGTATCTTCGTTCGCATCAACCCCTTCCGGCCCAACCTCTACAGCGGCTCCGACAACGATGTCAGCGCGTACCGCCATGTCCTGGTGGAGTTCGATGACAAGCCCAAGGGCGAGCAGGAAAAGCTATTCCGCGATTCGGGCCTGCCCATCACCGTACTCATCGACTCTGGCGGCAAGTCCATCCATGCCTGGGTCCGCGTAGATGCGCCCAATCGCAAAGAGTGGGACATCCGGCGGGATATCATCTACAGCAGCATCCCGGGCATCGATGCCAAGAACAAGAACCCCTCGCGCTACTCCCGGCTCCCCGGCGCATGGCGGAGTCCTACCTCGCAGCAAAAGCTGTTGGCCACTAACCTCGGCTCCGCTTCATGGGAAGACTACCTCACCTCACGCGAGACAGATGATGATCAATCCACGGTGGTCTCGATCAAGGATCTCATATCCTTCGATTCATCCAATGATCCGGACAACCTGATCGGCCAACGCTGGCTTACCCGCGGCTCCTCCATGATCGTCAGCGGTGGCACCGGTATCGGGAAGTCCAGCCTGATGATGCAGATCGTCATCCAATGGGCACTCGGCAAGGATTTCTTCGGCATCGCTCCGGTGCGCCCATTGAAGATCGGAGTCATCCAGGCAGAGAACGACAAGGGCGATCTCGCCGAGGCATTTCAAGGCGTAGGCTTCGGACTCAACCTTAGCGGTGGCGACATGAAGATGCTCCAGCAACAGCTAGAGTTTAGGACCGAGGCCGTCCGTACCGGCGACCAGTTCCTCGCCTACGCCCGCCGCTTCATTCACAAGTCCAAGCTCGATGTCATCGTGGCCGATCCACTGTTCTCCTACTTCGGCGGTGACCTCAGCGACCAGGGCGAGGTATCGGTGTTCTTGCGCAACAAACTCCAGCCTATCCTACAGGAAACCAAGGTCGCTTGGATCTGGATGCATCATATCTCCAAAGCCCAGCGCAAGGACGGCGAACCCATGACCACTATGGAACTCGCCCATGCCGGCTTCGGATCCTCGGAGCTTGCCAATTGGGCGCGTGAGATCGCGGTTCTGGCAGAGGTAGGCCAGTTCAAGCCTCGACGCTTCCAGTTGGCCTTCTGCAAGCGTGGAGGGCGGCTTCCCAAACCCATCATCAACCTCCAGCACGGGACCGATCGAATCAAGTGGGAGGAATACAACCCGCTGGTCATCACCGGTGCCCAGCTCAAGGAGAAGAAACCGTTCAACAACAAGGCCAAGAGGAAAGATAGTATATGAAATACCGCGATCAGTTCGGGAAGATGCCGCCGCTCAAGCATGATAAGATCATTGCTTCCAGCGAGGTGGTTATGCACATAGCCAGTGGGGTATCGTGCGATATCGAGCGGGCCAATAAGTTGTTCAATGAGCTTCGCAAGCGTCGGATCATCGTCTTCGACAAGCTCGACCGGACATGGCACGGCATCGACAACCGCTCCATCCGCCACACCGATTCGGATCGTATCCGGATGCTGGAGATCCGGCTGGAGACCCTCGAAAACAAGCACAAGAAGCTCCTCGCCGCCTACCGCGCCCACATCAACCTAATTCCCAACTAGGGGTAGTCCCTAGGGGGTAGTCCATAGGCCTATGTGGCCCCCCTTTCTAAGAATTTACTCCCCCCTAGGAACGCCCCCACTAACCCCTCTCAATAGGGGTATGGTTGCTCCCCCTTAATTGCTTTGAAGGCAATGGGGGGCAACCACAGTAAACTAAACTCAACTACGAAATCGCTCATCCGCTTGGACCCCCTATTTGGATTTTCTATTTTCTTCTCCTCGCCGGGGTCAGGGCACGGGGTGGTGGTTGGATGGATGGAAGCGAATGCCCCGCGCTGGAGTCTGGAGGGGTCTAGGAGAGCGTTTGATGGTTGGATGGAGTGGACACAGCGGAGAGGGGGTATCATCGCTTAGAACAGGACCGCTTGGATTGGCCTACTCGACCGCACCATGATTCCGGATTTCCCGATTCCCGATTCTGGATTTCCGAATTCCGAATTCCGTATGGCGTATGGAGAATCTGGAATACCGCACTATGAGGTTCTGGGTCCGCGGGGCGCACATGAGGAGCACATGAGCCGGGAACCGGGGGGTCGGACACGGGATGTCCAATGCCAATAGCGGGGTGGGACATTCGATGTCTGGGGGGGGGTACCTGGTTGCCTTATTCACATTGGAAGTGGCCCACTCTAAATTGGTTGCAGTTGCGGTTCACTGGCAGCAAAAGCGGTTCTGGCTGGCTGGCTGGCAGACTGGCAACGGAAGGGGCTTGGGGCATGGCCCCGCAAACGAGCGGAAAGGCCCCGTCTAGGGGCTTTAAATTGGCGGCAGAGTGGAGACAGCGGACGGGGCAAAGAAAGAGCCCCTAGGGGATTCCTAGGGGCTTGCAACTATCGGGGCCAGTTAGCGTCTGCCGTTACCTGCCAATGCTGACAGAACCAACAGAATCGTAAACAGTAGACATAACGCTAAGTAGCCAAGAACACGCAATAGGGGCTTCATGGCAGAACAAAAGGACTGGCTGTTGCTGCTGGCTTGTCTGTTGGTTGGTAGTCAGGGAAGGAGTCTGTTTCAGACAGTGGCCAAGAGTCGCGCTTGTAGGTAAGGGGCTTGTGTTGCGGTTCTGCCAATGTGCCCATAGACTTGAACCAGTCAGCAGACTTAATTGCAGAACCGAAACCCTGCCAGTTATCTACAGACAACAGACGGGGCTTTTTTGCTTTGATTGCAAAACGACAGACAGTATTTTGGCGCATAGCAAGCGGCTTGGTTGCATTATCCGATAACACCTTTGCAATAGTTTCTAAATCATGCTGTTCTGTTGACCACAAATGTGCCCCGCTGTTGTTTGAACAGTAAGCCAGTTTGCCAGAACCGCACTTAGCCACTGTCAGCGTTTTGCGTTTTGCGTCAATGATTCCAAACACGCCGTAGCCACTCCAATTTTCTTTGGTATTGGCAAACGGGGCTTTCAATGTATTGTACCAGTTTAGAAACTGTTCACTGTCGCAGTGGTTGGTTGCCTTGGGGGCAGGCCCCTTACCAATCCATGATAACACGCCGTTATGTGACATTGAAATGCCTTTGGCAATGAATGGATGGACATTGGCCAACATCACGCGACTAGTTGCGGTTCTGCCATGGCAGACTATTGCAGTGGTGTTGGTTGTTATTGAACCTGTTTCTATTCTGTTGCAGTCAATCCACTCTGGCAGTGTAACATTGAAGCCCGGGTAATTTGACGGTTCTAAATAGTGGCCTGTTGCAACGGTACCGTTGATGCCATAGACAGTAAAACCGAAACCGTCTTTTTGTGTTTTGCTAAACAGTGATGCTGCCTTATCTATTAACTTGGTTGTCTGCAGTTTGGTGAAGTTGCCAGTGGCTATAAATAGTTTACACATAGTTCTATTCGTTGTTTGTTGTTATTCGTTTTGAGATATGGCAGACGATACACGCTCATCTACGGGGCCTAAATCGCCGTGCAAACGCTCACGACGCAACACACACCAACTGGCCAGCCACTGCGGCAGAATGGCTAGAAACTGGTCCCAATTATGGGGCATGCTGTTCTGTCTTACTGAGGCCCAACGTGTTAAGAACTGGCAGAGTAAGGCCCATGATTCGATTTTAATAACATTGGTAGATCCAGATTGCATGCGCCACTCAATTGTCCCGTGTTCTGATACACTGTCGTAATTCAAAGCAGAGTATCTATTGCCAGCACTATTGGAACGGAAACTGTCAGAGTCCCGTCTGTTGTTAGACCAGCGGCAGTAAGTCGAGCGCAAACGAGACTTGGGAACCAACTTTTTCAATATGGGGTACAACTGGCAAAGCCTGTCGTATGTTTCACCAATATCACATTGGACGGTTGTCCCGTTGCCAACAGACGGTAAGTTTCTAACATCAACGTGTATATGTAAACCACAACGTTGGTTCACTGTTGCGCCTTCCAATAATGGCTTCAAACCAAGTATACCGTTAATGCGCCCATTCAAGCCTACCCAAGTCAAACGCCTAAGTTCTATACCGCCAGTTCCTAGACTGCCGTCATGCGTGTAATTGCCTAGACTGTTGTGGGGCAGAGTGAGTGTCGATGTGTGTATCGGATAGTGCTCAATCTCAATACCTAGCAAACTGCCAAGAGGAAGAACTTTTTTGGCCTGTTGAATAACACCGGCCTTAACTGTTTTACGGTTCTTTACTTCACGCAAGTGTCTTATGTGTTGAATAATGCTTGTTCCCATTTGAGGTATTGGTAAACCATATTTTAACAGCTGCGCCAGCAGCGTATGTTTGGCAGGTATTGGAAAACCATGGACGGGACCAACAGCCATTTCGTCCATTGCCAGTGGGTTTGAAAGGCCTTGCTTGTAGCATTTGAATGTTACACGTTGCGTGTACATATAGCGTCCAGTCTGTCTGGTATAGCCAGCAGAACCGAAAATTGAGAGTAGAACCATCTTCACATTGCACCTCCAAGGATGGCGTCAACGAGAAGCCAGATAATGGCCCCGATTACGGTTGCGGTTGCGACCAGCAGCACGAGTGCTTGCCAGAGTCTGTTGAGTTTTCGTTGCATGTTATTCCGTTGTTTTCCCCACGGTTTTCGCAGGATTTCAGCGGTTTACACTGGTTGTTTACTGTTGTCGACACTTTTTTGATTTATGTGGCCAAGTGGCCTTTTTCAGTGGCCAAGTGGCTGCTATGGCAACGGGTAAGACAAAGCAAGTCCAGGGGGGTAAGACAGTCAATGTCCAAGGGGAAGAAAGGCCCAGGCCGAAAGGCGGAAGACCATGCAAAGTGGTTCCCGTAGACCAACTAAAAAAAGCGATAGAAGCCTGCCGCCTTGGTATACCGCTTGAACGTGTAGCTATTCTGGCAGGCTTTCCATCTGGCAACGCTGGCGGTTGGCATGACTATTTAAAGCGCAACGTTGCATTTGCCAATGACTTAGAACTGGCAAGGCTGGAAGGTGAGCTAGAACTCACTAGCGTAGTGAGGCAATGTGGCAATGGCTGGCAAGGTTCCGCTTGGCTATTGGAGAGAACCAGAGGATATGTTGCTAGGGCATCGCTCGAGCATACAGGCAAAGGCGGAAAGGAACTATCAGTAAGCGGCAATCTCCTTGGCGCATTCGGTGGTCAATCTAAATAGGATAAGCAATAGCAATAGCGGTATACGGATGGCGGATATGGTAATAGGACGACGGGGGAGGGGGACCACCCAGGAGGGGGGTGGGTGATACCTTATA